CGCCGCGCGAGAGGTCCAGAAAATCGGCCCCCCCTCCAATTGCACCGCCCCGGGTTTTACAGAATGAGCAAAAAAACCCTTGACAATCTCGCGGACCACACATCGCTACAGATGGCCGAGCACCTGCTAGAACAGGCCAGGATCGGGCTGAACGAGGCCGCCCCGGGGTCCATCGCCTACGGTCAGATGATGCGGGCGATGCGCGACTACCACGCCGCCGTGGTCGAGCAGAAAGAGGCCAACGGCAAGCCCGACGCAATGGAGGACATGACCGACGACGAACTCGTATCCATCATCGAGGCCGCAATCCTCGCAATGCCGGACATGCACGTCGTCCGAATCCGAGACGCCGCCGAGGACAGGCTTGCGGGCAATCACCTCCGCGTTGTCGGCAAGCGGGCGTGACCGTCAACCCGCTCGCCAGACTCGCGGGCGCGTCTCGGGCGCTCGTCAAGCGCTCGAAGCGGAACCCGGTGGACCACGTCTCGTGGCTGCCGTACCAGATCGAGTTCCTGAAGCACGAGCAGGGCACCACGCCTGTGTTGTTGAGGTTGGGCAACCGCATGGGCAAGACGTGGACGCTCGGCGGAGAGCTCATCTTCAGGGCTCGGGGCGTCCACCCGTACAAGGACGTGAAAGCGGGCCCCGTGCGTCTGGCGCTCGTGTGCTTCTCGATGGTTCAGAGCGTCGAAATCCAGCGCGTGCTGTGGGAGTTGCTCGGCGGGAGCAACAACACCGATCTCGTCGAGGGCACCGAGTTCTCATCGCGCACGGGCTTCCGCGGCCACCGCCCGGTCATCGAGTTTACGAACGGCTCCGAGATTCACGTCTACAGCAACGCCCAAGGCGCGGGGGCACTTGCCGGCTCCGAGTATGACTGGATTGGCCTGGACGAACCGCCCGCGCAGGACGTCTACGACGAGTGCCGCGCCCGAGTCCGAAACACCGGCGGCGGGATCGGCATCACGCTGACCCCCATCAACGGCCCGCCCCTGCCCTGGCTCCGCGACCTGTGCGAATCCGGCGCCGTGCGGGACATCCACCAACCGCTAACGGCCGAGTCACAGATATCGCCCATGACCGGGCTGACCCGCCGCACAAAGGCCGGCACGCCGTGGGATGACAAGTTCATCGCCGAGCTCCGCAAGTCCGAGAACCCGATCGACGCCCCGATTCGGCTCGACGGCGAGTGGGAATCACGCGCTGAGGGCCAGTTCTTCCGGTGTTTCGACCCCGAGAAGCACGTCACGGAGCACTTGCCCGAGGACGTCGTGCCCCTGTTCCTCGGCCTGGACTACGCCGCCGCAGACCGTGAACTGGGCATGTGCGCCGTCCTGACCGCTGTGGAGACCTACTTCGAGAAGGAAGGCGACGACCCGAGCCGTAAGCGCTACCGGACGTACGCCGTCGCCGAGGTCGTCGTGCCCGGTACGACTACGATGGAGATGTTCGCCCGCCAGATCCTCCACACGCTCCAAGACCTCAACGTGAAGTGGGGAGAGCTCGACGGCGTCTTCGGCGACAACCCCGTCAAGTCCCGGTTCACGCAGGCCAGCAACCGCGAGTTGGCCCGCTGGATTGCTCGACACACACGAGTCAGCCAGAACTCGCTACGCCCTCGCATCCTGTCGGCGAAGGAAGGCGGCGGCCGGTCTGGCCTCCAGCGACGAAGCAAGGATATCCGGTGCGCGTGGACCTATGGCGAGATCGCGGGCGACCGTGTCCGCGTCCATCCGCGGTGTGTCACCATGATCAAGGCGCTCGCCGAATGGGACTACGGTGATAGGCATCCGATGAAGGATGTGTTAGACGCGTGGATGTACGGGCTGCGCGACCATTGGTCAGAGGCCCGCAGATGGGGTAGTATACCCGCTGTGACCTTCTCGTGAGGCGCCCGTGACCGCATTGAGCGCACCGCCGCTGCCGAAATCCTCCGCGGAGATCCTCCGGGTCAACCATACCCGACTGCGGCGCCGTATCATCTACTCGATGCACGAGGGCGACGTCAAGGACCGGCTCATCAGGTCCGTCGGCATCTCGCGCGCCGTTGCGTGGGCCGAGCGCCCGGACATGAGCAGCAATCCGGCGTGGTACGTCGCCACGCAACTCGCCGGGCTGTACCGCGAGGTCCCCACCGTGATGCCGCCCAACAGAGCCGAAGAGGCCGCGGCGGCAATCGCGGAGGCCGGCTGGTGGCAGCTCGCCAAACGGAACCAGCGCGACGTCATCGCGATGAATGACGGCTTCGTCCGTGTCGACATCGACCCCAAGACGAACGAGCCCAGCTTCCGCATGGTCCCGGCCGACATGGTCCAGATCACAGCGTCGCCGTTCCGCCCGGCACAGCCGCTTGCTATCAAGGAATGGATTCGAGACCCGGACGACCCGGACGAGTGGATTCGGCTCGTGACTGACTCTCGCGCCCGCAAGTACGGCGCGTTCACCCCCAAGGGCGTAGACGTTTCGGGCCGCGTGCTCGGCGGCGACTTCATGGGCGAGAACTACCCGTTTATCGTCGATGGTGAGCCGGTACTGCCCTACGTCGCGTACCACGCTGCGGCATCCGGCCACGCGCTCGACCCGTGGACAGGCCGCGAGGTCTTCGAGGGCACATTGATGCTCGGCGTGCTGTACACCTACGTCGGCCACGTCGTGCGAAACGTCGCATGGGCCCAGCGATGGGCGATGGGCGTTGAACCGCTCGGGACCGGCGTAGACAGCAACGGGAAGCGGGCCGAGGTCGCGACCGATCCGGCAACGCTGCTGCTCCTCCGCCAGATGGAGGACAGCGGGAACCCGCAGGTCGGCCAGTGGACATCGCCCGTCAAGCCGACCGACGTACTCACGGTCGCCGAGCGGTACGAGCGCCGGCTGGTCGATATGGCGTTGGGGCAGACCGGCGTGTCCCGCCGCGAGTCCGATGTGCGCTCGGCGATGTCGCTGGCCGTGTCCCGCGAAGCCCAGCGCGAAGCCCAACGAGCCTACGCGCCAATCTTCCGCCGGTCCGACACCCGCCTCGTGGGCCTCGTCTCGGGGCTGATGGGCATGCCCGTCGAGGGCTGGCGCATCGAGTACAAGTCAATCCCGCGCGACGCTGCCGAGATCAAGGCGGAGCTCGACCACCAAGTCGGCCAGATCGCCGCCGGGCTACTCGACCCCATCACGGCCTACCAGCACAACCACCCGGGGCTGACCTGGGAGGAGGCCGAGCGGGCTATCGAGAAGATCGCCCAGATCAACCGCATCCACGCGGCATGACACCCAGACCACGGACGCACCCCATGAGCACTACCGAAGAAGGCGGCGCACCCGCCCCGGCCGCAGCACCCGCGGCAACGCCACCAGCGCCCACACCGCCCGCCGACAGGACCGTCTCCCACGACGTCTATCGGCGCGTAGTGGAAGCAAAGCAGGGACTCGAAACCCAGGTCGGCACGCTCAAGGACCAAGTCGCAGCGCTCTCCGAGAAGTCGGCGACGGTCGACACGTTGGCCGCCTCGGTCGAGACGTGGAAGGGCAAGGCCACCGACGCCGCCGCCCGCTTCGAGCAGTACAAGGTCATCAGCGCCGCACTCGGCACGACCGACACCGAAGCGATCGAGACGGCCGAGTGGACCCACTCCCGCCTCCCCGAAGAGGGCCGCCCCGCCATTGACGCATGGCTCACGGACATCAAGGCGGAGCCTGAGACTGCACCGAAGGCGCTCGCGACGTGGCTCACCCCAGCCGCAGACCCGGCAGCACCCACCGCAGCGGCAACCCGTCCCGCCCCCAAGAACCCGGCGAACGGCACCACCCAGACCGGCGCACCTGCCACCGTCTCAGGCGAGCAGTTCAGGTCCGCCCGCGACAAGGGCGTCCGCACCGGTGACTGGAGCGAGTACAAAGCGCTCAAGAAGGCCGGTGGATTTCGGGTCAGCGACAAGAGCGCGTGAACGTGGTACGCTAACAACGTAGCCCATCGGCTGGCCCCACGTCACGGGCCGAGCGGTCACCCACGTCACGGGAAGGGCAGGTAGCAACACCTGTACTTCCCACACGACATGGATTGACCCAGATGGCCAACGAAATCATTGTCTCCGGCATTGGCGACCTCATTGCGGGCGAGGTCATGGCGACCGAGTTCCTGATGCTGCTCGCGGACCGCGAAGACGGCGTCCTCCTGCACCCCGCCCTGATGCACGCGACCGGTTCGAGCAACACGTCCAACGTGGTTCGCGTCTCGCACCTCGGCCTCGGCGGCTACGACCTGCTCTCCGCCACGACCCCCGGCTCCGAGGTCGCCAACACCGCGCTGACCGACGGCTCCACGGACGTGACCATCGCCCCGCGCGCCAAGACCTACGGGCTCGACGACACCGCCCGCTTTGTCACCGACGGCCGGCTTGACCCCGTCATGCTCGCCCAAGACGCCGTGATCAGCATCAACCAGACGCTCATCAGCCTCATCGCCAACGTGACCGACGACTTCACGAGCACCGCCGGCACCTCGGGCGTCAACGCCACTTGGGCCGACGTCCTCGATGCCAAGACGACCCTCGGCATCGCGAAGAACTCGGGCCCCATGCTCGGCCTCGTGCATCCCCGCCAGTGGGGCGACCTGGAGACCGACGCGCTCACGCTCGGCGTCCTTCCCGCCGCGTCCATGGCCGGCGTCATCATGCAGGGCATGGGTCTGTACAAGGGCCAGTGGATGGGGATCGACTTCTTCGCATCCTCCGCCGTCCCGACCGCCAACGGTGGAGCGGACCGCGCGGGCGGCATCTTCTGCCGCGGCGGTGTGGCCTGGGCTGACGCTCAGTTCGCCCCCGAGAACGACCCCAACATCGTCGATCTCGGCCGTGGCCGGTTCGAGCGCGTCCGCAAGGGCCAGACGCTCCTGACCAACTACGTGACCTCCTGGCAGGCTGGAGTCGCCAAGGCCATCGACGGCGCTGGCGTCTCCCTGGTCACCGACGCCTGATTCAGTCTGGGTGCCGGGCCCTTGGTCGCGACCTCGCGTCCGTGGGACCGGCCCCGCGGCTCGGCACCTCTCACACTCAAATCGGACGCAACACATGGCCAAAGCACTCGGAGCAAAGCGAGAAGTCGGAGACGGCGCACTCGGCCGGGCCTACCAGCCCGCATTCGCTCAGCATTCCACCGGCGCGACCCACCCGTTCTGCGAAGTCATGTCGCCGTTCGTGCTGGTCTACAACCCGCTCCGCTGGACGGTCATCTCCGGGCGCCTCATCCCAGCGCTCCACAAGACCACACTGGAGCCGGGCGTCAACCGGATCGAGATGGACCACAAGGGCCGCGTGCGATTCGCTGCCGCCCGAACCAAGATCAACGACGAGGGCCGGACCGTCATCCCCTACGAGTGGGGACCCGACGGCGAGAGCTACGTCCAAGTCGTCGAGACTCGCCCCAACGGCCGCGCCAGTGTGCAGGAGACCTACCTGTACACCTGGGAGACCGCCGCGCTGGGGGACACCCGGATCAGCGTGGACGAAGACGCCTACGCCGAGTGGGCCACAAGCCTGATCACCGACGGCAAGATCCCCGCCTGCCCGCCCTACGTCGCTCGCCGACTGGCTGACAAGATCGCCAGCCGTCTCGAAGAAGACGAGGCCCGTGCGGCCAAGGGTGGCGAGGGTTCCGGCGCCGCGAAGCTGCGAGCTCGTAAGCTCCGGGTCGACCTCGACGTAATCCAGAAGGCCATCAACGCCGTCCCCGCCAAGCCCAAGCGCGGCCGGTCCGCCCGCCCGTCTCTGGGCGAAGGTGCCGACTCATGAGCGGCGAGCGCGAGATCGACCGGAAGGTCATCGAAAACAACGTCCGAGACGCGGTCAAGTCCGGCGTAAAGCCGTCCCTCGCACGCAAACTCGCTCGCGAGAGCATGATCCGGGTTGACCGGAAGCAACGCGAAGAGGGCAAGCGGTAGCCCGCCCACCAATCCAGGGGCCGGAATCGTCCGGCCTCCCTGGCTCACTTGAGTCGCCGGCACCGACCGGCAGGGAGTCCCCAAAATGGCCGTCAGCAACCCGCAGATCGTGCACGACATGAGCCCCAAGGGTGAGCAGCGCGGATTCGTTCGCCTCTCCGACGCCCGCGGTGGAGTCGCATACGCCGACATCATCACCGGCACCGGTGCCCCGTCCGGCGCCTACGGCCGCGATTCGTCCGCGACGATGCAGTACCTCCGCCAGGACCCGGCGAGCAACGCCGACGCCTCGTACATCACGTTCGACGGCGGGACGACCTGGGCCGCACAGAGCGCCGCACCCGTCGGAGCCGCCGCGAGCGGCACCGGCGTATCGGTGACCGCCGACACCGCGAGCGCCCGCACAATGACCCTGACCCTCGCAGACGTCGATCTGGTCATGGCCGACGAGGCCGGCGTGGTCGCGTACGGCTCGCTCAAGATCGCAGACATGCCCGCGGGGGCTATCCAGTTCCTCGGCGCCGTCCTCGATCTCGACCTGACGCTTTCCGCCGCCGGCATCAACGCTGACTGGGACGGAGACATCGGCCTGGGCACCACGGCCGCCGACAATGACGCGACGCTCGCCACCACTGAGCAGAACATCGTTCCGACGACCGCGACCCCGCAGGCCGTCGCCAGCGTCACCACCGGCAACGCGCAGAGCACGATCACCCAAGCGGGGTTGGTTGTGGACGGTACCGCGACCGCTGTTGATGTCTACCTGAACATCCTCGTCGACGACGCCGACCACGACGTGACAGGCACGGCCACGAACATCATCGCCAACGGCACGGTCAAGATCACCTACATCGTCCTCGGCGACTACTGAGGCCCGGAGGTTGACCCATGGCCAGCGGAGCCACCACAAGCGCCTTGACGGCCCGATTCCTCGGACCGGATATGCTGGAGCGAGCACGGGCTAACAGCCTGTCGTGCCCGCTCTGGCAGGACGGCGCGAACGTGGCTCCGACCGAGGCCGGGTCAACCCTCACCGTGTGGGACGGCTCGGGGACCAAGATCCTCGATGCCGTCGCCGTCACGCTCAACGCGTCCAACGTCGCCACCTACAGCTACACGCCGGCCGCATCAATCGCGTACAGCGAGGGTTGGCGGTTCGAGTGGTCGCTGATCGTCAGCACGGTCACCCACGTCTTCAAGAACGACGGTGCCCTCGTGCGGACCGTCATCTACTGCCCCATCACGGACGCCGACCTGTTCCGCCGCGTCTCGGCTCTGGACCCGTCTGGGCAGAACCCGATCAGCAGCCTGGACGACTACCAGGACTTCATCGATGAGGCCCACACCACGATTCAGCTTCGGCTCATCGCGAACGGCAACCGGCCCAACCTCATCGCCAGCCCGTCGTCTCTCCGCGAGTCGTACCTGACGCTGACCATCGCGCTGATCTTCGAGGACTTCCAGCACCGGCTGAACGAGACCTACGCCGAGCGCGCAGACGCGTACCGGCGCCAGTACGAGCGAGCATGGGCGGGCCTCCGGTTCACCTACGCGCCCGACGACGAGGACACCAGTGCGGCATCTCTCCGCCGCAAGTCCGCGTCTCCGTCCATCTGGCTCACAAGTCGGTGCGGCTGATGGCTGTGCCGTTCCTCACTATGGCGGAACTTCGCGAACGCGTCGCCGTTGCGGTTGATGCTATCGCTGGGTGGAAGCGTAGCCGGGTCCCGCCTGGGCGGTTCAAAGACGACACCGACCAGCTGCTCCCCAAGTGCTTCGGTGTTGAGATTTCGGACACCGTGCTCCACTCGACCCCTGGACGCCAGACCCCGACCATCGGCGCCTACGTGGAGTCGTTGGTTGAAGTCGCGTGGGCCTACCGGCTGCGCGGCGACAACCCGATCAACGACCTCGACAACGCCACAGCCGCGGAGGCCACGATCACCGCGGCGGTTGTCGGCATCAGTCAGGACTGCCTGCACCTGACGTTCGCCAGTGCGAATCGCGACACGTCGACAGAGCAATGGGTCCTCGGGTCGCTCCGGTTCCGCACCATCCATCAACTCGCCCTCTCCTGACCCCACGCCCCGGGATTCCAAATGGCAGCCAGCACCGTAATCAAGAACCTGAACGACGGACTTATCAACGTCGCAGATGGAACCGGGACGCCAGTCACGCTGGACGCCCCATTCACGACCGGCGATCTCGCTATCGCTGGGCTGTCTGAGCAGTTCAACGAGGTCGCCAAGTACGAGACGCGGGGCACGTTCAACACCGCGCGCCACACCGCGCGCGTGTACCCGTCGGGCTCGTTCACGTTCCACATCGCGGACTACTCGGATGCGGCCGACACCACGCTGATCGACTTCGTCATGAAGCAGAACAGCTACAGCGCCAACATCAGCACCCTCGGCGCAAACGCTGACGTCTACACCATCGACCTGACACTGACGGTTGAGGGTACGGACCATGGCGACTCCGCCGATCACACCATCGTTCTCACGGACTGCGTGGTTACGCTGGACATGAGCGAGGGCGACCCCAACACGGGTACGATCTCGTTCGAGTGTCTCGGCACCGTCACGATGACCTGATCCCGACCGACACCGACAACCAACGGACGCACCAATGACCACGAACACAGAAACGCCCACCGCGCGCCTGGGGGAGATCACCATCCCCCTCGCCGCTCCCGCCTCCATGGCCTCCAGATACGACGTGCTCGCCGCCGCAGGTACCAACCTGTCGCGCGCCGCGTGCGCCGCTCTGGCGATGGCTTGGCAGGGTCCAGGCAAACCGAAGACCCGGAAGTCGCACGACATCCTCGACTACGGCGGCCGGGTCATGGACGAGCTCTGTGAGCGTGGGCACGCGCCGATCCTCGTCATGGCGGCGGGCATCTCCGCCTATCATGTCGTCACCGCCGGTCTTATCACCGACTCCGAGGTCGACGAGGTGGAGGGAAACTCCGAGGCCCCGGGCGAATCGACTTCCTCGTAATGGAAATCGAGCGCGCTTGGGGCCATGAGGACGGCTGGTTCAACTCAATCCCACGAGAGCGACAGGTCAAAATGCTCGCGTGGTACCGGGTCCACACCGACCCAGAGGGCAAGAGGCTAAAGGCAAAACGGGCGAGAGGTAAGGACTTTTGGGGTTTGTGATGGCGCGAGTAACAGCCAAGGTCGACGACACTGCGCTGCTCGCGCTGATTCGGCGCACGTCTGGACCGTCTGCCATCAAGCGGGTTGAGGCACGGGTGCGCGAAGAGGCCGAAGCCATCGCCGAGCACGCCCGCAACGATTTCCCGCTGTCTCGATGGGGTAACGGCAGCGTCAGAGACAAGAAGCACGCCGCCGACACCATCCGAGTGGTTGGCCGCGTAACGCCCACGTCCATCACATACAGCGTCGTGTCTGACTCGCCGTACATCTACTTTATCCGGTCATTCCAGATCAAAGAGAGCGAGAGTGACCAGCGCGACCGGTTCCGACGGCGTCCGGGTGAGAGCGACGAGGATTACGCATCGCGGCGCACCGTGGGTCGTCGCCAGCACGCCTGGACGGTCCTTGTGACCCGCCCAGGCCGGCGGGTGACCAAACGGGTAGCCCGCGACTTGGCAGCCGACCTGCGCAAGCTCGCGGCGAGGGGGTAGACCATGCCGGCACGCGAAAAAGTATCGTTCGGCCTCGACGTCGAGATCGGCGACCTGAAACGTGAGCTCGCCAGCATTCCTGGCATCACGAAGAAGGAAGCGAACAAGATGGCCCGCGAGCTGCAAACGCAGTTCAACAAGGCCGAGCGCGCCGCAAAGAAGGCCGCCAAGGCCACGAAGACGTCATGGTCCAGCGTCGGCACCGGCGCGGCCCAAGTCGGCGCCGCCATCACGGGCGCTGCTGTCGCGGTTGTCGCATTCGGTCAGCACATGGCCGATCTGAACAACCAACTCACCGACACAGCCACGGTATCGACGCTCGCGGTCGACCAGATCGCCGGGATCAAGCTGGCCGCCGAGGGTTCCGGGGTCGCGTTCGCCAAGGTCGAGAAGGGACTACGCGCGCTGCCCAAGGCCATGAACGACGCAGCCAAGGGTACAGGAACGGCCGCCGACGCGTTCGAGAAGCTCGGGATCGACGTCACCGACGCCACGACCGGCGGACTACGCAGCGCCGAGGAGCTCCTCCCCGAAATCTTCGCAGGACTCAACGCCCTACCCGACGCGGCATCCAAGAGCGCCGCGGCTATGGACATCTTCGGGACCAAGGCCGGCGGGGCGCTGGTTCAGAGCGGCGCTATCGAGAACCTCGACGCCTTCGTGGGGCTCGCGAACGAATTCGGAATCAGCACCGGCCCCAAGGCGACGAAGGCCGCGGCCGACTTTCAGCGCCAGATGGCTACGTTGAAGCTGGTCACCGAGGGCACGCTTGCGAAGGTGCTCGACCAGTTTGGCGGGGCTGGTGGGTTGAACGACGCGCTGGGCCTCGCCCAAGACTCGGTCATCATCCTCGGGTCCATCTTCACGGAAGTTTTCAACGAGCTGAAGCAGACGATTCAGGGCCTCGTCGGCCCGGCACTGGAAGTCGTGATCGAACTCCTCGAAGGCGACTTCGCGGGGGCGATGCGAGCCGCAGAGCGGAACGCTGCGGAGTTCGCCAAGACCGGCCTAAAACTGGCAGCCGGCGGCGCGCCGATCATGCTGCTGACGTCGGGGTACCGCGGTCTGACGAAGGGTATCGAAGAGGCGCGCAAGGCCGAGGAGTTGCGGCAGGCGACGGAGGGCACGGGGACCGGCGGCGGCGACAGCAAGGACGACGAAGACGGCGGGGGCAAAGGCGGCGGCGGGGGTAGGCAGGCAGCCATTGATGCCGATATTGCCGCACGGCAGAAGGCCGCCGACATCGTGGCAGGGCTGTCCGAAGCGAGGATCTCCGACTTGGAGCGCATCAACAACGCCGAGATCGCGGCGATGGAGTCGCTGTTTGACCTTGGGGTGGCGACCGAAGAGCAGGCGTGGGCGGTTACCCAGGAGTTCGCCCAACGCCGCTCGGACCTCCGCGCCAAAGAACGCGACGAGATCATGGACGACGCAAAGAAGGCCGCAGACGAAGCCCTCCGAGTCCAGAACGCCCACGAGGCAGCACAGGCCGCCATCGCGGGCGCGGCATCGTCGGCGTTTGCGACCATCGCCAACCAGATGGCCGACTCCAACAAGGAGGGCGCTCGGGCCATGTTCGCCGTATCCAAGGGCGCGGCACTTCTCCAAGTTGCCATTGACACCGCGCTCGCCGTCAGCCGGGTCAACGCCATGTTCCCGCTCGCCGGGTTGGCGTTGCAGGCCGCGCCCATCGCAGTCGGCGCCGCGCAAGCTGTCGCAATCGGTGCCCAACAGCCGTCGTTCCACTCTGGCGGACCGGTCAACGTCGGCCCGGACGAGATGACGGCCACGCTCCGAGATCGGGAGTTCGTATCCAACCCGACCGGGCGCCAGATGCTCGGCGATCAGACTCTCGAACGAGCGAACGCGGGCATGAGTCCTCGCGGTGGCGAGGTCGTGGCCGTCTCGGTCTACAAGCACACCCGCCAAGTCGATCGGTGGAAGCGAGACGGATTGAGCGCGGGCGACCCGATCTCACGAGCCATCACAGCAGGCCGACTCGTCGGCCACCGCTCGAACAGGTAAGGGGCAGCAATGGGCACCGCGACAACGCCGAGCATCCTCCGGGGGCTACTGGTCCCCGACCCACGATTCCGTTGGTCCACGTCCGTCACGGCGACGTCGCAAGCGGGGCCCCGTCCTGGCGTACCGTTGGCGCTGGACGACACGGAGATGGTGGTCGAGTCGACTGGCACTCAGGACGCCGCCGCAGACCTCAGCGTCAAGACCGTACGCGGTGGGCATCCTGGCGGCGGCGCCGCGTTTATCTGGAAGAACACCGCCGATGGCGTCGACGACTGGCGCGGCTGGGATCCTCCGGTATCGCTGACCGGCTTCGAGTTCATCAATGCGACCACGACGGCGAACCGCTGGCGCACGCCTCACGCGCTGGCCATGGCGGACGGGACCATCTGTGTAGCCGCGTGCAAAGACGTCCGGCAGACCGTCGTATGGTCGCGCAACCCGACTACGGGCGTGTGGGTCGAGACCGAAGTCTTTGATCCGGGCTCCGCCTTCTCAGTAAGCGGGGCTAACCCGTGCCTCGTCGAGTTACCCAACGGGCGCCTGCTCTGCATATTCTGGCGCCAGTCTTCGGCCGGGTTCAACCTTCGGACCTATTACTCTGACGACTCGGGCCTAAACTGGACGCCGGGCCAGAAGGGCGCGCTATCCTCTCCGATTCTGACCGCGGCGCACACTCCCGGCCGGCTCCGGGCTGCCTACCTAAACGGTCAGATATGCCTCGTCGGTCACATGCTCGACTCGGCACCCTTCGACGAGATCTGGCAGTGGGCCAGTAACGACCTCGGGGCGACCTTCACGTATGTGGACGAGCTCGCCGACGTCGACCGCTCCTATCCCGACATCGTCGAGCACAACGGAACGCTCGTCGTCGCCTACGTCTCAAACTATGCGACGGCCGGCGCGGCGTTCACGCCCTGGTGCCGGGTGCTCGGGAGCGCATACGCGATGCTATCTCGCGCCTCTCCGGTGCTGTGTCAGGCCGCCGCGGATTCAATGGACTGGGGCTCACAGGGCGGTGGCGTGTTCACGTCCGGTGAGTTGTCGATCTGGCGCGACGATGACGACCGGCTCTGGCTCATCGGACGCGACCATCAAGGCGGGTTGAATACCGACGTGATGACCAGGACATCGAGCGACGGCGGGTCTTCCTGGATTGACCCCGGCGGTGGCCCTGCTACTGCGCTCGGTGTCGCCACCTGGCGGGGCAGAGACTCCACCACCTACCCCACCGCGCTGGCGGCGTGTTCTCACCGCGGCCGTGCGTTCGTGGCCCACCAATTCGCAGCCAATCCAGGCACACTCGACCCGTCTCTGGCTGCCCTGTGGCTCGGCGGGTACACCTCAACCAACCTGCCACAAGAGACTGGCGCCGCCCCGAGCCCGCTGACGGTCGCTGGGTTCACGGATACGTGGCTCCCCTACGACCTGCCCGAAGACATCGGAAACACGGTCCCGGTCTGGACCGCCTCGACCTCGACCGGGACGCCGTCGCTCAGTTCGCTCGGGATGCACTTGATCACGGCGGGCGGTCAAGCCGAGATCCGCGATACCGGCCTCCTCCCTGGAACGCTGGCGGAGGGTGTGTATGCGCTCGCAGAGATCCGCATCGAGAGCGGGTCGGCGTCGCTCCAGATCCGCACGTCGGACGCGACGCCGCTGGAGTACGAGGTCTCCGCCATTGTGAGCGGGACGGCGATCGAACTCTACGACATCGGGGCAGGCGCGACGGTCGGCTCTGCGCTGTCGACGACCGACGCGGCGGCGAAGTTCGTACAGGTCCTCGTCGAGATCCGCGGAGACAATGCGAAACTCTGGTACCGGCCGGTGGTCGCGTCCGGTGACCGGCTCTGGACGCTGGTAGCCTCGACCGGGGCCCTCACGTCGACCGCGGCCAACAACGGCCACCGGGTCCGCATCTCTCAGGGTGCGAGTTCAGAGAGCTACTGGCGCCTCGTGGGCTTCTCCTCGGATCAGTACACCGAGACCGGGCTCTATAGCCAGGACAACTTCTCAGACTTACTCGGTCGGGCCTACATGCCCACGCCAGTGTGGGTCGACGGTGGGACCATCATTCACGCGGTGGACGGCCCCACGTTCCGTAACGATGACTGGACCATCGCCCCGGACTTCGAGTATCCGGCAAGCAACATGTTCCCCGACGTGGCCGGCTCCCCCCGTCGCGCGTGGCGGTCCACTGACGAGACCCAGCAGGATATCGTCATCCCCCTTGAGGGCGTAGTCACCGACACTATGGGCCCGCTGCTCGGCGTCTATCTGGGTGACGCCAACTTCGGAAAGTGCGAGGTCGACGGCCAGCAGTCCGGCGGCGGATGGGTCAAGATCGCCGACATCTCGCGCGAGATTCAGACGAGTCTGCGATGGGTCCGCAAGGGCCGCACGGTTCGCCCTGGTTCGCCCGGCAACGCCGTGGAACAGTACCTACACGAGCACGTCCTTGCTGGGTCGTACTTCGCATTCCCCGGCGAAGGAGAGGCGCTCATCGTCCGCAAGATCGAGACGAACAGCCGAGGCAAGTACGCCCCGATCACGTCCAGCATGACCACGCGGATCCTGCTCACAAGTGTCGACGAGAGCGAGGGTGCGAGTGGTGCCGACGGTGAGATATGGAGCAAGGACAGCCTCACGGTCGTACCACTGACGGCCAGCTACAAGGCGTTCCGAATCCGCATCCCGGCACAGGACACCTACGAGGGCCACTTTCGTATCGGCTCGCTGGTGATCGGCAGTTTCTACCCTCTCGGTGGCTACCTCCAGCAGTACGGCTGGGGTCGCGCCATTGAGTGGGCGACGGACTGGGAGCAGGTCGAGGGGCGCACCGGCATCCGCACCGTTCGCGCACTCGGCCCGACACGCAGGGCTGCGGAGGTGTCGTGGGTGGACGGCGTCGATACCTCGGGATTGTCAGACACGTCCCCGGATTGGGTGCTGGGCTGGACTGGCGGCGAGGCTGTCGCGGTTCAGGGCGACGTTCCGTGGTCGGTCCCGGGCCTGATGGAGTACCTGCAAGGCGCCACGACTCCGATCGTATACGCCCCGGCCGTGGCTCTGCCAGCGAACGGAACCGCAGCGGTCGACGTCACGGATCGGTCCTACATGCTGTACGGGCGGATCACGACTGAGAATATCCAAGGGACAAATGTGGTCGGTGAAGAGGGCACAACGGAAGTGATCCGGGTCGGGACGGTTCGGGTCGAAGAGGAGATTTGATGGCGGGCCCTATCCATCCGAGCGTATCCCGGGGCGCCCGCATCTTCTGGCTGCTCGATCTGTCATGGGCGGGCCAGACCATCCGCCTGTCTGACGCCGAATTGGACGTGGTCGACGAGACCGGGGCGAGCTTCCACTACTTCGGCACGATCGATACCATCACCGTCAAGGAGGGGATCGACTTCCTCGCCGACGCCAGCGCCTCCCCAGCGTCCGCCGCGGTAGACGCGGTGCTCCCGGTCAACGTGCCGCTTCTTGTGGCTCAGGGGCACGACCTCGGAGCCGCCACCGCCACGCTCTCCCGGTGGGTTGAAGGGACCACGTTGGAGTCGGCCCGGAAGCTCATCGACGGGCAGGTGTCCGACCCTGAGTATGGGGCGAACACTGAGCCGATCGCGTTCTCGGTCGAGCGCGCCCCATGGCAGGATAGCTCGGTCGTTCCGGCGCCGGGCCTCGCGGTGCTCGCCGAGAACTGGGATCCGGCGATGATCGGATCAATCCCAGGTAGCGGGCGCGGCCTGTTGTATCCGATCGTCATCGGGCACCCTGGCAAGGTGTCCACGTCCGTCTATTCCTCGGGGCGGGTCACCGGGTCCCAAGGCGTTTACGTCGACCAGCAGACCGGGGCGTTTGGCTCTCTTCTAATCGATCTGACTATCGTGATCGCCGGTCATCACGTCACCGCTGAATCGGTCTACCTGAACACGAGCGCGGATACGACCGCGTGGCGATACAAGGTCATAAACACGCACGATCGCTCGGGAAACGCAGTAGCTATATGCCCTTGGTGGTTCACGAAGCCCGCCGCTGCTGATGACTTCGTTTGGGATGCGACTTATATGGGCGCCTATACGTGGAGCGACGCGACCGCGGGTCTAATCGGCAGCCTCGGGCACGACTTCAACCCGCCGAGCATTCAGCCGACATCGGGCGTCACTCCCTCGGGAACGTATGTCGCTTGGTCCGACCTCGACACGCCGAGCGCCGGCGGTCTGCCGGGTATCGATGGCAAGCCCATGAGGGCCGCTGGCGACGTCCTGGAATGGCTACTGGCCCGCTCGGGTATACCGGTTGACCTCGGGCGCTTCAACGCAGCGCGCGACCTCCTGGCGGGCTTCCGGCTCGACTTCACGATCGACGCCCAGGTAGCTCCGTGGGAGTTCATCCAGGCGAATATTCTGCCGATCCTACCGGTCTCGATTGTCGCCGGGCCGGATGGCCTCTACCCGATTGTCTGGCGATACGACGCCGTCGCCGCCGACGCGGTCGCCGACATCGACACGGGCAGCGACCCGCGGATCGAGAGGGCGTCGGTTGTCAGCTACGACCGCGCCAACATCGCGAACGATTTCTCTCTGAACTACGCATTGAGCGTGCGAACCGGCAACTACGCGGGGACGCTCCGATACGCTGCCGACGGCATCACCGGCGCCACGCCGAGCTATTTCTGTACCCTGTCGGCGCGTCGGTACCTTCGGCCCGATGGGTCGCCGCTCGACTCGGCGGCGGTCATTGAGTCGCCGGTGATCTACGAGGACGCGACCGCGCACGCGGTGCTCCAGTGGATGACGCGCGCTCGTGCTCTGGCTCGCCGCCGGGTGGCCTACGTCGCGCCCGAGAACGAATACGGATGGATTGAGCGAGGGCAGGTAGTCACTATCACCGACGCGGAGCTACACCTCAACAGCCAGGTGGCCCTCGTCGAGAGCGTGACCACCGACGGCTCGCCTATGATCCGGCTGGGCTTGCTGCTCATCGAGGAGCCCGTTCGCGACTCGCGGGCGGCCTCGTGATGGCTATTCGCACTCGCCCGGGTCGCGATAGTCGGCGCCGTCGCGCCACGCCTCTGCATCGTCGTGCGCAGCGCCGCAGTCGTGGTAGTCGTCACCCTCTGGCTGAGCACAGCCGATGGTGAGAGCAAACGCCAGTAGCGTCATAAGGCGCATTCTGTTCTCCTTGTCAAGCGGATAGTTCCGCCATTCGTGATACCATAGCCCAAACCGGAGCGCAAAATGGCCGCCGTAGACCTCTCAGCCACCGCCACGCCCGACAACGGGACGCACATCGTCCGCGTTGCCCTCGAAGCGGTCGCCGGCAACGTGACCCAAGTGACCCCGCCGACGTGGGCGGGCCGGGTGACGGTTCAGATCATGAAGGCCGACGACACCACGGACGACAAGGGCAAGCTCGCGAGCTCCGGCACACAAGGCAACGCCATCGGAAACGACTGGATGCGGATCGCGTCCGGCGCGACGTACACAACCGCCATCGCCCGGAACGGAAAGAAGGCGGCCGGGAGCCTGTACGTGACGGACGACACCGGCGCCGGGTACGCTCACATGTCTTTCGAGGTCGTCTAAATGGCCCGCCTTCGGGCATGCGTCCCAGGCGGCGGCGCCGCAGCAGTCGACCCCGTCGTAGCGTCGACCCTCGCCGACGACTCGAACCAGACGAACGGCTACAGCTACGCCCCCACCCTGTCCATCAGCGCAGGGGCGGCGGGCGGCACTTGGTCCACGGTCGGCGTCAGGACCTCGGACGATGCCGCGGTATCGGTCACGGGCAACACGACAACCACGCCGACGGCAACGCTCACGGCTGCTGACGTGACGCTGGGCGAGTCCTGGCGCATGGCCTCGACGTACACGGTGGGCAGCCTCACGGACACGTTCACGTCCGTTGTGAGGGTAGCTGCAACCGGCGGAGCCTCATGGTCCACCCTCGGCAGCATCGACTTTACCAGCGACGTGACCGACCTCACGCTCACCAAGGGCGCGGGAGACACCAACCTCCGCAACGCCGCGAACGACACGACCAAGGCCGTTGTGGGGTACGCCGACCGCATCGCCACGACCGTGTCAACCGCGGTCTGTACTGCGGCGTCGGGCAAGTTCCTGCTGACGAGCGACTCGGGCAGCGTGTCGACCAAGGCGTCGTATGTCTACGTCAAACTGACCGAGAGCGGGACCGGGATCGACTGGTCCGACCCGGCCAAGACCTACGCGATCGATCTCGTCATTTCCGGCGCCGGGTTCGGCTCGAATGGGGACATCATATTCGTTGGAATCGGGACCGATAGCGCCGGAATCGCGGCCGGTAGCTGGTACGGAATGAGGCTCGACCGCGATGGCGCGAGCGACTTCGTTGACGCCGGACGTCGGTGGCTCGGCTCCGGCGAGAACGGTGCAAACCAGAACTCGTCAGCGACGGTCATTACGGACCGCGCGATGCGGCTCGTGGTTAGCCGCGGGGTTGTCGGCGACGTTCACTGGCAAACCGGAACAACACCGCTCGAAGGGTTCCCTGCCGCGTCCGGCTCGGTGTTCAAGTCGTTCATTGGGAGCCGGTCGCTCGGCATCGAAGCCAGCCCAGAGACCACACTTGGCGCGACCTTCTACGTGATAGTCGAGGCGTTCAGCACGAGTGCCAGCGACGTCGTCTGCGGTATCGAAACGATCCGAGTGCAGGAGTTCTCGTGAGCGCAGCCACTATCCTCGAAGTTGTCTCGTACACTGGCGAAGACGCGGACATGCAGAAGACTCCGCGCGTCCGGGTCGTGCTCGACATGAGCGCAGAGGACGCCAACACCCTCGCCGCCGCCAAGATCGTGCAGGGCAAGTCGAGCCTGTACGCCGCGGACGCGAAACCACCAGCCAATGTGCTCGCCGACGCGCTCGTGGCTGCCGGGCATGGGATGGGCGAGTAGATGCCGCACTTCTCCAACCC